CACCATATACGTGGATGGTAGGCAGGACATTGCTGGGCATATCAAGCAAAGTCGTAGGAAGAAGATATCTGTCGCCCAACTCCCCGAGGGGGATTATGTCATGGTTACCCCCAGTGGACTCACCGTGGGCATCGAGGAGAAGAAGCCTGCCGACTTGGGTGGGTCTCTACGAACAAGACGGCTACAGAGACAGCTCAGGAGACTGGAGAAGGCAGTGGATATCCCCCTCTTGGGGCTACGATTTATGGCTAGAGGTGGCTTCACTCCTAAGTGGTGGCAATTTGGGTCGCTGAGCCTGCCTGTAGAACTCCTTAAATGGAGCCTGCGTGGTGGTATAGTCCTCTTGCCGCACGGTGAAGATAATTTAATCAAAACATTAAGACGAGTGAGGAACATACTGCAACCGGGCCGCCACTTATTTAGTATCGTGGCAGGCACCGACCAAAAGGTTACTGGTAGCACAGGATTTAATCGTGCAGTACAGCGGATGATTGAGGGTGTCGGGCCAAGTACGGCATCCAAACTAGAAGAACATTACGAGGGAAAATTAAGAGACCTACTCTTTGATAACGAGGAGGGGTGGGCAAAAGCAGGCTTGAACATAAGACAGAAAGCCAATCTGGAGGAATTATTAGATGAGAACAAGTGTAACTAAACTTGATAGCTGGCAGGAATGCCAAGTCAAGTACAGATACAGTCAGCGCCGCCTCAAAGAGTATGGCTATGTACCGTCCGGGCCGTTAACGTCTGGCTCTACATTCCATGATAGCTTGGAGCGCGGCTTAATGACCAAGAACATGAGGGATGCCACCAACTACACACTCAACGTGCTAGATGATGATAACAGGTTTCGTCCGGGTGTACTGCGTATGCTCAAGGATGTACCTGAGTGGCTGTTAGATGTGGAGATACCTGTGGCTGAGGATAAGCTAGAGGTAAGCTACATTGGCAGGGACGAGATAACTATCGTGGGCAAGCCAGACCTGTGGACTGTGAAGGACTATGGTGTGGTCGTGTACGAGTTTAAGACCTGCTCGGAGAAGGGCAAGAGTATGCTGAAGAAGCTCTTGAACTACGAGGAGTGGGGCGCCCAGCCCACGAGGTACGCATGGCTACTCCAACAGAGTTATGACTGGCTGGAGGGACTACCGTTCTACCGCCAACACATACTCTGGAGTACCCAAGATACCCACATCGAGGGCAAAGAAATTTTAATCTCGCAAGACGCTATTGACAACGCCGGGCAAGATATGATAAGATTGGCAGACCAAATTGAAGAAGCAGAATTTGAAAAGACTGCGCCAATCCACCACTTCACACCACTATGTAACTGGTGTGACTTTCAGCAAGTATGTCGAGGGTGGTTGACTGGAGCAGATGTTGATGGTATAATAGCGGAAAAGTATTACGAGGAGGAATATGTTGCACATTAGTACATTGTTATATGGAGGCCCGGGTGTAGGCAAGACAGCATTAGCTACGTCTGCATTCTGGGATTACAAGAAGAGGGAGCCTATTGAGGGGAGGAACGGTAGGGTATTACTTATCGGACGTGAGGAGAATGATGCGTTAGGTATACCTGATGAGTTTATTGTCAGGTTCCCTCTTCCACAGAACGACCCCATTGCTTTTGCAGAGGAGTTCGAACTGTATTTGAAGGCGCTTAATGGCCCCAAAGGACGAGAGGCAGGAGTAACTGACGTGGTAATAGACGGATTCACCGAGCTATGCTACGACTTCACTTATGCCTATCGTGAGAGCAGGCAACCGCGAGACCAGTTCGAGGTCTATCGTGAGTGGCAGAGAGCTTTTATTAGTTTCATGCAGTTATTGCATCCGAAAACTATACAGGCCAATGTCATTGGAACGGCTCGTGTTGCAGAACTGCGCAAAGGAAGTACGACATCGAGAGGTGCTGCCGTGAAAGGTGACCCCGAATGGATGGATGAGTTCAAATACTATCCGTCAATGGAAGGGTGGGCCAGACATAACATGGGACATTACTTCAACATGGTGTTGTACTTGGAGCAGGATACGGTCACTGCCATTATTGGCGGCAAACCAGTCAAGATACCGAGTCACACGACTCACCTTCTTGGCGGCGGTGACTACTGGACGAAGAATATCTACACACATCTGTGGGGCGAGCAACCACCGACGCTCGAAAACGCAATGTGGGGAGACTTAGAGGAGGTAATATTAGAAATAGTCGGTGCGAAAGTAGGAGGATAGAATGGCATTTACAACCGAAAACATGGTAGACTTTCAAGAGCGTGAGGAATCCGCAAGACTTGAGCAGCTCATACCGACAGGAAAATATAACTGGCAGATTGAAGTTGCGGAGGTGACCGAAGTTAATGGTCTCCCAAGACTGCGCGTTCAGCACAGGATTGAAGGCAGCAACACAGGCTCTCTGGGCCGGGTTCACAGCGAGTTCTTTAACTGGTACGCCAGCGAGAACAGCGCTAGTCCCAAGCCTATCGAGGAGCGCGAGCGTGGTCTCCGTGGGATGGTAGGGCGTAAGCTAGATGCGTATATTAAAGCGCTAGCTACTTGCTCAACGTCTACACAGGAGCTAGGCGACAGCTTTGTAGAGTGCGTGGAAGCTCTCAGGGCGGCGGACGACCCGGCAGAGGTAGAGGAATACATGACGGCTATTGGTAGACTGCTCGAAGGGCAGTTCATCACCGGCACGATACGGCATTCCAACACTGGTTGGGCTAACCTGCACGCTGAGAAGTTTGACCTTAGCATTGGTGCGTCCAGCAAGGTTACCGTGTGAGGGTAGTCATAAAGCTCAGGGAGATTGATGAGGGCATCAGCATTAACAGTGTTGAAGCTGTTGACCCTATCGGTCTCCCCGGATTTTTAACAATCATAGTACACAACGAAGAGGACTCGAACAAGCACACCAGCTATGTTTGGCCCTCAATGTCCATCGAACATTTGGTAATAGAAACAATCGAGGGTGAGAAATTTGAACACACTAACACACCGCATTGGTTTAAGCCAGTGCAATGAATGCCCCTTACATGAAGGGACACGTAACGTCGTACCCGGAGTAGGTAATCCACGAGCAGACATTATGCTTGTGGGTGAGGCTCCCGGTGCTTTTGAGGACGAGGTAGGACTACCCTTTGTCGGGCAGTCTGGTACCAAATTAGATATATTATTAGAGCAGGCGAAGCTGACAAGGGATGAGGTCTACCTGACCAACCTTGTCAAGCATCGTCCCCCTCGCAACCGTAATCCGTACAAGCGTGAGATAACCGCATGTTCGCATTGGTTGGAGGACGAGATGAATCGGGTAAAACCGACAGTCGTGGTCACCCTAGGAGCAGTTGCAGGTAAGTACTTCAAGCCAGACCTTTCCATTACCCGAGAGCATGGTGTGCCTTTCGAGTGTGATGGGTTTCTACTGGTGCCAATGTATCACCCTGCGGCGGCCTTGCATAATCCGAACCTTTGGCCTACACAGCTTGAGGATTGGGCGGCATTCAGAGGACGACTCCACAACAAACGAGTAATTCCACGCACAGCATATTCTCTGTACGGCACTTTTGAGGCAGATGGGCCTATAGGCTTTGACCTAGAAACCACAAGTCCCACTAGAGGGGGACGTTTTGCCGTGCAAGAGGCTGAGGTGGTGGGATACAGTTGGTCACAGGGGGAAGGGCATGGGGTCTACGTGCCAGAAAAACCGCACAAGATGGCGGTCATACTGGAAGACCCAAGACAAGAAGTCGTGTGCCATAATGCCAAGTTCGAGGTGACACATCTCAAGAACAACGGCATAACCCTGACCAACTTCCACGACACAAAGATTGCGGCGTACCTACTTGGTCTGCCCTCTACCCATCTGAAAGACCTAGCAGTACAGGAACTGGGCTTAACACCCATAACATACAGCGAGGTCACAGACGGTAAGGACATGAGCGAGTTAACTCCAGAAGAGATTCTGGACTACGCCGCCGCCGATGCTGATAATACGCTCAGGCTATGGGACGAACTACGTCTCAGGCTTGAGCGCAATCTATTGTATGGGGTGTATGAAGATATAGAGATGCCGCTGATACCAGTTCTTTCGGACATGGAGCGGCGCGGAGTACAGGTAAATATTGGAGCAGCAGTAAGCGCAATTTCATTTTTTGAGAACGAGATGCTACAGGCTGAGGCCAGAGCGCACGAGGAAATACCGTTGACCGTAAGTATAGGGTCACCAGAACAGCTAGCACGCTGGCTGGAGGTACAGGGTGCGCCCATCTTGAAACGCACGGAGGGGAAAGGGCTGCTGGCTACGGATGAAAACACACTGCGAAGTCTTAACGGTTGGCATGAATATACAATCAACGCCATCCTAGACTTCCGAATGTTCCGTAAGCTCAGTGCCTTTCCTAAAAAGTTTTTAGAATTAAGCGCGTGGGATGGCGCACTCCATCCTAATTTTAATCAAGGAGGCTACTATGAAGAATCTTCTGATACGAGTGGGTCTGCTCCAGCTACCGGGCGTCTATCCTGTTCATCTCCCAACTTGCAGCAAGTTCCGCATCATGGGAGAGGTAAAGGCCCGGAATATGAAGAATACGGCAGACGCATACGTGCTTGCCTCGTGGCTAGGAATGGGTATCGCCTTGTAGCCGCTGACGTTGGACAGCAGGAGCCGAGGATAGCAAGCCTCGTAGCACCTGAGCCACAGCTAAAGCAGGACTTTGAAGACGGCCTAACACCCTACGCCCTGATAGGCGAGGACATATACGGACGGCCTATTGACAAGAGCGTGGATGAGCAGGAGTGGCACACAGCCAAGACCTTCTTCCTCGCCCTAGTCTACGGCGCAGGAGCAGGCAAGTTACACGAGATAGACCCACGGCTCAGCATGGAGCAGAGTATGTCGGGTCATGAGAAGGTAATAGAGAGGTACCCCGGACTAGCATCCTTACAGGACAAGGTGGCGAGCGAGATACACCAGTACGGTTATGCTCGTGACTACTTTGGTAGGATACGCTGGTTCCCCGGTATCTACTCAGCAGACAAGAACCAGAGAGCAACAGCCCTACGTGAGGCCATCAACTTTCACATACAAGGCCCGGCGGCCTCATGCATCAAGATAGCGATGCGCAAGTTGTGGGATGAGATAGCTGACCGGGGGCTAGACGCACACCTGCTATTGCAGGTACACGACGAAGTTATATTAGAAGTTAGGGAGAAGGATTTAGACGCTACCATTGATGCCATAGGTCATATGCTCGATGATGTTATGCCGATAGATTTCCCTATTGACCCGGAGGTAGGCATAAATTGGGCAGAAATGACGCCATACAAATAATAAGAAACGCTATAGAGAATCTAAGAGGCAAGCATCAGATAGCATGGAACGATATGGAGATAAGCAAAGCGAAGAGGTACTGGGATTCAGCACAGACATTGAGGAGGTATCTAGATGGTTTTGAAAGTAGTAGAGGGCAAGGTATACGGCTCACTTGAGGGGAACAAAGTCCGCAAGTATGTGTGGAAGAGCCGTCACCTATTCCGTAAGTGGAATGCATGGGGAGTGGACTGCGACTTCTGGGATGAGATGTTAGCAGCAGGGGCCGACACATTGGAGATACTGGACAAAGAGGAGAATATACTGTATACTATAGACATGGATGCAGAAGTGTGGGCTGACTTCCAGAAGGACTGGGGGTGGGGTCTACAATATTTTATACCGAGGAAGTACTTTAAACATGAAGATTTTGAAGAATAACCATTGCCCCAACTGCGGAATAGAATTAGAAAAGGTGCGAGCCGGGATGCGGAATACTGCCTGTGGCATGTTTCACGCTTACCCCGGCATCGCCAATCTAGTAGTTGGAGTAGTAAATAATGAACGCAACGACATAAGTGCTACCCTCGCGGATGGCATTGTCATTACTAAAACGGTGGGGGAAGATGTTCACCCATGTGTTGAGGATGCTGTTATAGCAGTCCTTGATGACATGAATGAGCTTATCTTTCCCGATTAGTATTTACTCTTACTTTTCCTTACGGCACCCTTTCTTTTGCGAGCGACCTTAGCCGCCGCCTTTCCTTTTGCGGTATATGGATAATGTTTCTTTCCTACTTTAGGCACTTGTATCAGCCTCCTGTAAAACTAGTCTATGTACTTCAAATTCGTCACCCATACTCACCCTCTCTCTATCAA